TTCTTAAAAGACCATCCTGATAATCCTGGTTTTATTAATGGCGTTAATACAAGTAATGGAAAGTATCCTACTATTCTAGTTAATCCAAGAAAGAAGTTGGAAGAAGCAAGAGAAAAGTTGATGAAGTCCAATTACTACGATTATTGGGACGAAGATTATAAAAAAGAAATTTTGAATTACGGAAAATAATAACAATAAAGGTGAGTTTGCATGGAATATCTAGGAATTAAGATTGATTTGAAACGAGATAAACTTTTTGATGAATTGGGCATAAAAAGACTAAAAGAAAGTTACATGAGGGAAGATGAAGAAAGTCCACAACATCGATTCGCATTCGTCTCCAAGGCGTTTAGTTCCTCTCCTGAACACGCACAACGGCTTTACGATTATAGCAGTTCTCATTGGTTATCCTATAGCACTCCTATTCTTAGCTTTGGTAGGTCTAAGCGGGGAATGCCTATTAGTTGTTTTCTCAATTATATCGAAGATACTGCGGAGGGATTAGTTGACAATCTATCAGAAACTAATTGGCTCTCTATGCTCGGGGGCGGTGTGGGTATTGGTTTTGGTATTCGGTCTGCCGATGATAAGTCTACTGGCGTTATGCCTCACCTTAAAATTTATGATGCGAGTTCTCTTGCTTATCGTCAAGGTCGTACTCGGCGTGGTAGTTATGCTGCCTATCTTGACATTAGCCATCCCGATATTATTTCTTTCCTCGAAATGCGGAAGCCAACAGGCGACCAAAATCAACGATGTCTAAATCTTCATCATGGTATTAACATCACCGATGAGTTCATGCAAATCATTGAGAAGTGTATGTTGGATCCTGAAACCAATGATGATTGGAATTTAGTAGACCCAGCATCAAATGAAATTCGTGAAACTGTATCAGCAAAAATGTTATGGCAAATGATTCTCGAATTGCGTATGCATACGGGTGAACCATATTTACATTTTATTGATACAAGTAACAATCAATTACCAAAGTGGTTAAAAGATAAAGGTTTGAAAGTACATCAATCAAACTTATGTTCTGAAATTATTTTACCAACTAACGAGGAAAGAACAGCAGTATGTTGCCTCTCTAGTTTGAATTTGGAGACTTATGATGAATGGAAAAACAATAAGCAATTCCTTAAAGATGTTGCTGAAATGCTCGATAATGTGCTTCAGTATTTTATTGATAACGCTCCTGATGCCATTGCAAGAGCAAAATATTCTGCTGAACGTGAGCGAAGCATTGGTATTGGCGCTCTTGGGTTTCATGCTTACTTACAACGCAATGGAATTGCTTTCGAAGGCGTCATGGCGAAAGTTGCAAATAATAAAATCTTTAAAACAATTCGGGAAGGACTAGATGTTGCAAATCTTCAATTGGGTAAAGAACGTGGTGAAGCTCCTGACGCTGCTGGCACTGGCCGCAGGTTCAGTCATGTTATGGCCATTGCTCCTAATGCCTCATCTTCCATCATTATGGGTAATACCAGTCCATCTATTGAGCCCTATCGTGCTAATGCTTATCGTCAGGATACTTTATCGGGATCATTTTTAAATAAAAACCGTTGGTTAGATAAAATTCTAAAGGAGAAACTAAAAGATGAACAAGCTTACGCTGATGCTTGGTCTAGTATTATTGCCAATGATGGTAGTTGTCAGCATCTCGATATACTCTCTGATGCAGAGCGTGACGTTTTCAAAACCTCTATGGAAATTGACCAAAGATGGGTTATTGACCTTGCTGCAGACCGTCAAGTGTATATTGACCAAGCGCAATCATTAAATCTGTTCTTTAGACCAGATGTACATATCAAATATATTCATGCTATTCATTTTATGGCATGGAAAAAAGGATTGAAAACTCTATACTATTGCCGTTCAGAAAAAATAGGTAAAGCAGATAAAGTGTCTAAGAAAATTCAACGTGAAATTATTAAGGAAATTGACATGACACAAATTGCTCAAGGTAACGACTGTATTGCTTGCGAAGGATGAAATGATTAAGAAAACAGAATTAAATTTAACAGATGAACGAACATACCTCAAACCATTCAACTATCCTTGGGCATATGATGCCTGGTTGAAGCACGAACAATCACATTGGCTGCATTCAGAAGTTCCAATGCTTGAAGATGTTAAGGATTGGAAAAAGAAATTAAGCAAAGAAGAAAAACAATTTCTAACACATATCTTCCGCTTCTTTACTCAAGGCGATATTGATGTGGCAGGTGGTTATGTAAATAATTATCTTCCATATTTCCCACAGCCTGAAATTCGTATGATGTTATTGGGCTTTGCTGCTCGTGAAGCATTGCACGTTGCGGCCTACTCTCATTTAATTGAAACTCTTGGTTTACCAGAGACAACATACAATGAGTTTATGGAATATGCTGAAATGAAAGAGAAACACGACTATGTAATGGACATTTCTTCTAAAAATACAACAAAAGAAAATACGGCTACACATATTGCAACATTCTCTGCTTTCACCGAAGGTATGCAACTGTTTAGTTCGTTTATTATGTTGTTAAATTTTCCACGCCACGGTAAAATGAAAGGCATGGGTCAAATTGTTACTTGGTCTATCGTTGACGAAACTCAACATACCGAAAACATGATTAAATTGTTCCGTACATACATTGAAGAAAATCGTGAGATTTGGAATGATGAACTCAAAGGTCGTTTATACACCATTGCTGAAAGAATGGTTGAATTAGAAGATAAATTTATTGACCTAGCATTTCAAATGGGACCAATGGAAGATTTGACATCAGAAGATGTTAAAAAATATATTCGTTATATCGCTGACCGCAGATTGATTTCTCTCGGTCTTAAAGGTCAGTTTAAAGTGAAAAGAAATCCTTTACCATGGGTAGAAGAAATGATTAACGCACCAACACATACAAACTTCTTTGAGAATAGAGCAACCGATTATGCAAAAGGTTCTTTGTCCGGAGATTGGGGTGATGTTTGGGCTCACTAAAGGTTTACAATGACACAAAAACAATTATCAGGAGAATGCTTAAGTTGTGAATCATCTTATAGCATAGCATTTATGGAAGAACTAGTATCTCAAGACTTGCCAGAGCATTGCCCATTCTGTGGCGAACAAATCGATGAATTATCCGAGGACTATATAGAGGATGATGACGATTTGGATAATGAGGAATGGGAATAAACTGGCAATATAATAATACTGATTTTACGGAAGACTTGATTGGTGATAATTACGGATTCGTATACTTGATTATCAATACAACGAATAACAAAAAGTACATAGGTAAGAAATTTTTCTATTCTACCAAAACCAGACAAGTCAAAGGTAAGAAAAAACGGTATAAAGCATTTAGTGATTGGCAAACTTACTATGGAAGTAGTGCCGAACTAAGCAAAGATGTGTTATCATTGGGTCATGACAAATTCACCCGTGAAATATTACATCTTTGCCGGTCCAAAGGCGAATGTGGTTATCTCGAAGCAAAAGAGCAATTTGTCCGTGGCGTTATGGAAACGGATGAATACTACAACACTTGGATTATGGTACGAGTGAGAAAATCACACATCAAGGAATACAATGCTAGACTATCTTCAAAAATTAAAGAATGATCCTGAAGGACCATTCGATGCCATCTTTTTTATGCCTACTGAAAAAGAAGGTGAAATCCACATAGAGGCTAATCAATTAAAGAATCCAGGTGAACCTGTTGGTGGTAATGAAATGGGCCACACCTACGAAGTAATCTTATTCAAAGACGATACCAAAAATGACAAGTTATATGAGGTTGACCGATTTGAAGCAATATTTGTAGACCCTTACGAATATATCTCCAATTTAATACCACAACAATGGTTTGGTATGGTTGTCCGTAAGACTACCACTTCTAGTGCTTTTATACAACGTATATTTGACAAACTACAAGAAGCGTGATATAATAGAGTTTTGAAACTATTGAAAGTTTGGTATGATTCTCATTGACTTAAATCAGGTATTGCTTGCCGGCCTTATGGCACAAATTGCCAATCAAAAAGGCAAACTGGATGAACATTTAATCCGCCACATGGTATTAAATATTATCCGTAATCATGTAAAGAATTTTAAAGCAGAATACGGTGAAGTGGTATTATGTTGTGATAATCGTAAATACTGGCGTAAAGATTTCTTTCCATTCTACAAAGCAAACCGTAAAAAGAACCGTGATAAATCCGATTTAGATTGGCATTTAATCTTTGATATGCTTGGTAAATTCAAACAAGAACTCAAAGATAATTTCCCATACAAAGTATTGGATGTTGAGGGCGCCGAAGCAGATGATATTATTGGCACACTAGTACCACGTCAATCTAAACATGAAAAGATTTTGATTCTATCAAGTGATGGTGACTTTCTACAATTACAAAACTATCCCAATGTTAAACAATATAATCCATCACAAAAGAAATATGTGATATCTAAAAATCCAATTATGGAGTTAAAAGAAAAGATTATTCGTGGCGATAAAGGTGATGGTATTCCTAATGTATTTTCTCCTGGCGATTGTTTTGTCCGTGACCTAAGACAGAAACCTATCACACAAAAGGTGTTAGATAAACTATTGGCGGAAAGTTACCTGGAACAAGAGGAGACCATCAAGGCGAACTTTATTCGTAATGCTACACTCATTGACCTTTCTTTTATTCCCGAGGACATCAAAACTAAAATTATAAATACCTATGAAGAAACAAAGCCTGCTAAAGGCAAATTGCTAAATTATTTTATTGAGCATAAACTAAAGAACTTAATGGAAGTGATAGAGGAATTCTGATGAAAAATATGTTTGAAATATTTGATGAGTTTGAACAAGCAACAGGTAAAAAAGAAAGATTAGATGTAATTGGTAAGAATCTTAATTCGACTTTGGTAGAAGTTTTAAAATTGACGTATCATCCAGCATTTCAATGGTTGATTACAGAAATGCCAGACAACTATAAGGTTCCTTCCGATAATTTACCGGGTCTTGGTGTAACACAATTATCTTCTGAATTAAGAAAATTATACTTATTTCAAAAAGGTAATCCTGCAGCAGAAAGATTGACACCTAGAAAGAGAAATGAATTGTTAATTCAGCTCTTAGAATCACTAGAACCCCGTGAAGCGGAAGTTATCATTGGTATCTTCCAAAAAAATCAAGGCGTTAAAGGTTTAGATTATAAATTTGTTAAAGAGGCATTTCCAAACTTATTACCATAAATGCAAGAGCCAGAAAAAATAGTTGTCATCTGTGGCACTTTTGATCCACTATCATCTGATGATTTGCTTTACATTAAAAAATGTCACCATAAAGGTGATTGGCTAATTGTCGGCGTACATAGTGATTGGTGGATGATGTGGGCAGAAGGCGGCTTTGTACAAAACTATGACACTCGCAGAG